CACAGAGCGTGCTGCGATTGCTAGACGAGTGTTCGTCAAAGGTCCGTTGGTCATCAATCCAGCAATGCAAGAGTTCAAGAAAGTGGCTAGTACCATGAGTAAGATCTTGCGGAGCAGGAAGGTTGTACCATTAACGTTGCTGGAGACAGTTTATCAGCTCAGTGAGGCTAAGCGGAAGAGATATCTGACGGCTTATGAATCCTTACAGGATAGTGGTGTTGTGCGGAGTGATGCACGAATTGCTATGTTTGTTAAGGCTGACAAGCTCAATGATGTGGGAGCCGCATCAAAGAAGCCGAGAGCAATACAGGGGAGAAATCCTAGGTTTAACCTTGCCATCGCGCAATACCTGAAACCCATTGAGCATTCGCTCATGGTATGGAAGGGGATGAAACGTGGTGTTCAAAGAAGCAGGTTTATGGCCAAGGGATTGAATCAGTGGGAACGTGCTGACTTGATTGTTAGCAAGGCCGGGCAATTCAATCGACCCTGTGTGATAAGTTTGGACGCTTCGAGTTTTGATGCGAGCGTTGCAGTAGAACACCTACTGGCTACTCACAAACTTTACTTGAATATGGTTGATACTCCAGAGTTTCGCAAACTGCTTTCCTGGACGATTAAGAACGTGGGGATGACTGGTGTAGGACATGAGAAGTACTCTATTTTGGGTAATCGAATGTCAGGTGATATTGATACAGGTTTGGGTAACAGTATGATCAACTACTTGGTTTTCACCACTATTATGAAGCGTTTGGGGATTCATAAGTGGGACTTCTTGTGTGATGGGGATGATGCATTGCTTTTTGTCGAGGAGGGGACGACAAGCATGGGTGCGATTTCCTATGAATCAAGTTTACTGGGTTTTGACTTGACAGGTGATGAGTGTGTGGTAGCCGATGGGTCCTTCTGGAATATTGAGTTTTGTCGTTCACGCCCTGTTTTCACGGAAAAGGGGTGGGTGATGGCGCGTAACCCGCGACGAGCTTTGGCTTGTTTCGGTGTTACGCATAGGTATGTTAGCTGGCCTCAGGAGAGGTTCTTGGGTTTTCTCAAGGGATGTGGGTTGTGTGAACTCCACATTTCAGCTAATTTGCCTATGGTGGGCTGCTTTGCAAAAGCAGTCACGGCTATCACTTCGGCTGACCCATATTTTGGGGAGGAAGAGCGGTGGCGTGGTGGTGTCAGGCTTGAAGTTGAAAAACTTCGTGGGATTGAAGTTAATGTTCTAGACATAACTCGAAAACACTTTGAACTTGCGTTTGGAGTTAGTATCGAGGAACAGTTAGAATATGAGCGACAGGTTCCACAAATTGTTACTGGTGGGCGCGGTCCAAGACGTGTTACCCATGATGTTGTGATTGACAAAGCACAACATTACTGGGTTCACTCTTAGTTTAAATTTTTGTATCCGTAGGCAGAGGGATGGAGTCATCGGTGAAATATCCAAAGAAATCCCACAGCGCTCCAAATACTTATTTGCTGCGTTCGTTGAAGGTTAGTGGCGAGCATGTGAAAATGCGGCCCTCATGAAGTTCGATAGGTTGTTGCTGGTCACGCCTAAAGAACGGATTTCAGGTTGCTAGGTGGCACCCCTGTGAATAGCTGTGTAAACAGAATGCCGGGACCACACCTCTGTGAATGTTCTAACTGAATACCGACAAAGCGTCTTAAGACCAAACGTGCAGAATCTTTCCAAGGGAACAACACGGCCGTTGACGTGCCCGCTTAGGTGGATATAAGCCCCAAAATGGTGGGGTGAAATGAAGTCGAAGCTTAAAAGTGGTGGAAGAGGAAGGTCTGAGTTGTATTCGCTGTAGTACCTGTTACCGTACCAAAAAATCATTCGTGGTATATCCCGTGTGCGGTAATTTAACTCCCAAAAGGGGGG